GACAATATCTTACATATCAGTTCTGTTCCTTTACTTGCTGTCTTTGGTTATCCAAATGCAGATGAGATAACTACTGGTCCTAGTGAAGCAATATCATTACCACCAGAGTCACGCATGGAATATATCAGCCCATCAGGTGATAGCTATGACAGCCAATTCAAAAGGCTTGATGATATAAAGGATCAGATTAATACATTGTCATTAGCTGCGGTGTTGGGTCAAAAGCTAGTTGGAGAAACAGCGGAGGCCAAGCAAATAGATCGATCTCAGAATGACAGCACAATGATGGTCGTGGCTCAACAAATGCAAGATTTAATTGATAATTGTTTGAAGTTTCATAGTGCATATCTTAATGAACCTAATGCTGGCAGTTCTTTTGTTAATAGAGATTTTGTTTCTGCAAGACTACAGCCGCAAGAGATCCAAGCATTACTTCAACTGTTTACTGCTGGAACTATTAGTCAAGAGACATTACTTACACAACTATCTGCTGGTGAGATATTAGGTGATGACTTTGATGTAGAAGAAGAGATAGAAACTACACAGCAGGGAGGACTAACAGAGGTAGAGCCACCAGAAGAACCTGACGAAGAACCAGAAGAGGAGGAGGAAGAGGGAGAAGAATGATAAATGAGTATTCCAGAGGTATTTTTTAGGGAGACTATTGATCTAAACAGGTACAGTAATGCTGTCTCTAAGGATTTTGTACAAACATACAATGATGTAATCCTAACGGCTGCAAAGAAACTCAAGCAAATAGATATAAGACAAGCCGAAGCTGGAGCAGGGGTTGTTATCGCACCACAGACTAGGAAAAGACTAAGGGCAATAATCCAGCAATCAAAGATAAGTTTAGATATGTGGTCAAGAGAAACTTCAAAGAAGATGATAAAAGAGATTGAAGGGGTTGCAAAAGTACAGTCTGGATTTATAGAGAATGAACTAAAAAAAGTAGTTAAATCAGGCAGTGTTCCAATAAATTCTGTAGCTGTTAGTGAAAAATATGCAAAATCTTTTGTGACAACAGATCCTACAAGGACAAATATATTTACCAGTAAGGAATTTACAGAAGATGACTTTGCTAAGTTTGGATCTGGAAAGTTTGAACTTACTGCAAGGCAAGGAGCAATGCAGACTTTACCAAATGGACAGACAGTCGAGAAAGCGTTTAGGGGAATAGCAGAGAATCAGAAAGACGCTTTGACAAGGCATATAAGACAGGGTGTGTTTAGTGGAGAGTCAACACAGCAGATAGCAAGACGAATGATAGGAAGATTAGATTTTAGTCAAAAGGGAAGTGTCAGACAGATAGCTCAAGCTGGTGGTGAATTAACGAAACTGGCAAATCATCAGATACAAACTATTGTCAGGACATCTGTTAACCAAGTCCAGAACCAAGCATCACAGGCTGTCTATGCAGCTAACAGTAAGGTTGCCCCTAAATATGAATATGTTGCAACGCTTGATTCAAGAACAAGCCCAATATGTAAAAGGTTAGATGGTAGAAAGTTTGCATACAACAAAGGCCCAACACCACCCCAGCATTTTAATTGTAGATCCACTACTGTTCCTGTTGTTGATTACGAAGGACTTAGTAAGAGAAAGGGATTTGAGGATCTAAAGCCCCCACCCAAAGGCAAAGTTGTGACAAGACCTACAGGAGAGGGGACTGGTAGAGTACCACAGGACACTCAGTATGGTGACTGGCTTTTGGGGCAAGACAAGAAACTAAAGGTCAAGACTTTAGGTAATGAACAGAAGGTAAGATATTTTGAACGCTTGGCAAAGAAGGAAGGATCAGGACAGAAGGCGATCAGGAAAATGGTTAGGGAAGATGGAAGTGAGAGAAGTTTGAAAGACTTGGAGAGATTGTATGGCAAGCCTAGTGCAATTAAACCAAAGGTAAAACCAAAAGTACCCACCACACAGATAAAGACTTCACCTGTTATGGGAACTAATGGAGTTGATAAGTATTTAGTTGATAATAATATTGCTAAAACTTCACAAGAGTTTATTGAAGATAGTCTTGATAGTTTGGAAAAACTTGGTGGATTGACAAAAACTAACGTCAAAAAAATGCGTGAATTTATGAAAAAAAATAAATTAATCAATCATTTTAATATGAAAGGTGAAAAGACAGATTTAAAACAAATTAAAGAAAAATTCTTAACAGGAAATAATTTAAAAGCTTTCAAAGACCAACTAAAAGCTACAGAAAAAAGGTTTGCTGTACAACAAGCAAAACCTAAAATGTCCAAAGAGTTTCAAGAATGGACAAGCCCTTTAATTGGAGGCATAAGAACACAATTTCAAATTCTTAAAGAGGGTAAAGGTATAGCTTTTGACAGATATATGGTTACTCAACATTTTAAAAATGCTGGCGGTCTTAACTTAGGTTTTACAAATACAAACTATTCTATTGTTCATACTCAATTAACAACACAGTCAAAGAAAATTAATTTAAATCTTGCAAAAAAAATGAAAGCAAGTGCAACAAAAACTCTAGATAATAATGCTTTATTACATAATCGTGGTTATGACTTTGCAAGACAAAATAATTTAAAAGAAATATGGGCAACCTCACAACCTATGTCTGATGATATGCAGTGGTTTTCAACATTTATTCACGAAACAGGCCATCAAGTACATTTTGGATCTGGAGCAAATACACTAGGCAGACAGTTTCAGAAACTAAAAGGAATGACTTTCACCTCTGAATACAGTAGAAAGAACACCTTTGAACAATTTGCTGAAGGGTTTACAATGTATATATTGAACCCAGAGGGTTTACAAAAAAATGCCCCTCGCCTCTATAATTGGATAGACGAGGCTATTGACCTTGCAATCAAAGAAGCATGAACGCAACTCAAGCACTACAACTTTCTAAAGAATTTCCAAATAATAGGACTGTGCCTAGACGTATTTTTGATGCAATGCAAAAAACAAGAGGTGAAGAAAGATATAAATTTAAATGGGTTGTTGAAGGTCTTTATAGAGATGCAAAGAGAATAGAGGATTTTGATTTACTTAGTAAATATTTTGGAGACTAATGCCACTGAAAAAAGGCAAATCACAAAAGTCTATTTCTGGCAACATTCGTTTGTTGATGAAAGAAGGCAAGACATTAAAGCAAGCACAGGCAATAGCTTTATCAACTGCTAAAAAACGTAAAAAGAAGTAAGATAGATTCAGCTACTTATTTTCCTATGTACGGCACACCTAAGAAAAAAAAGAAAGTAAAGAAGGGAGGTAAAAAATAATGGGATATACATTTAAAGTCCAGACTTATGATGAGTCAAAGCCAAAGGTTGAAAACTGCGAAGTTAAGCCTAAGACTACAAAAAAGAAATCTAAGAAGTGACTAGAAAACTAAGGCGAGTTCCAAAGGACAAGAAAACAGGTGTTCCCAAAAAATACCTGTCTGGTTCTAAAAACAAGTCTGCGAAAGCTGCTGAGATTAAAAGAACATCAGAGCTTTATAAAAAAGGTGCTTATATTGATATAAAGGCTGTATCTAAATCCAGAACTAAACAAGATGGCTCCAAAAAGAAAACCACTAAGCGAAAAAGTAAAAAGTAGCTTAAAGAAAAAGGCAGAAGGTACAAAGTTTAAATATGGAGAACTTGCTGCTGTCTATAGAAAAGGACAGGGTGCTTATTTGTCTAGTGGTTCAAGGAATGTTCCTATGGGTGCATGGGCTATGGGTAGAGTTAATAGTTACATGAGAGGAGATAAAGCAAGGACTGTTGATATGGCGATTTATAGAAGGTATAGAAAATGAAGCTTACTACCAGACAAAAGAACACACTTGCAAAGCACCAAAAGGCTCATGGTCACACAAAGGCTCATATGGAATACATGAAACGCAAGATGAGAGAAGGGGTTTCATTTACTGAGTCGCACCGAATGGCTATGAGGAGAACAGGAAAATGAGCATAAAAAAAGGTGGTCATACTTTTGAAGGTCTTAATAAACCAATAAAAACTCCTAATCACAAGTCTGGGAAAGCTGGTGCTGTTGTTGTCAAAATCAATGGAAGAGAAAAGCTTATAAGGTTTGGTATGCAGGGAGCAAGTACTAAGCCACCAAGAAAGGGAGAGTCAGAAGCTGATAAGGCAAAAAGGCGATCTTTTAAGGCTCGTCATGCTAAAAATATTGCAAGAGGCAAAGTAAGTGCGGCCTACTGGGCTGACAAAACTCGTTGGTAGGTTATTATTTATATTAATTATTGTTAAAATTTATTTATGGCTGACGAACCAATCAAACCAAATTCACCTGTTGATACAGCAGCGTTAATGGCAGAAGTTGAATCACTCAGGAAAAGTAAAGCTGAATTATTAGATGATTATAAAAAAGCAAAAGAAGCTGCAAAGGCAGTGCCGCCTAATGTTGATGTTGATGCTTTGATTGCTTACAAGCAAAAGAAAGAGCAAGAAGAGCTAGAGGCAAAGGGCAGATATGATGAAGCGATGGCAAAACAAGCTCAACAATATCGTGACGCAGAGGAAGCAAAAAACAAAAGAATACAGGAATTAGAATCAAAACAAAGACAGTTAGAAGTTGAAGCCCCAGCAGTGACAGCACTTGCTGATGTTGTGCATGACCCTCAATATGTATTGTCTCGTATAAGCAAGGATCAGTTATCTAGAGAGGCAGACGGAACTGTTGTTGTAGTCGATGGATATAACAGGACTCCAGTTAAAGAATGGGCGATGACTAAAATGCCATCATGGGTGCAAAAGAATCCAAGACCTCAGGGCGGTGGAGCTACTACTACAAAGGTTCAAACAGAATTTGTTGCTGCTGGTGAAAAAAATCCATTCGCACCAGAAAACTTTAATTTAACCGAGCAAAGTAGGTTATACAGAACAGATATTAATAAATATAATATGCTCAAAAACGCAGTTAGCGGTTAGTATAGAAGCAACGTGGTTGTGCCATGTCAGAGGTTGTGCCTCGAAGTGAACATATTTATTAA